GCCGACGCTGGGCCCGCCGATCGGCCGGTCGATCTCGCCGTCTTCGACAGACAGCGGGTAATCGTCGGCCGTGGTGACATTGACCGTCACCGTGGTCTGCCAGACCGGGGCCGCCCCACACAGTTCTCGTGCGGCATCGATGATGGCGCGATCGACAACGGGGTTGGGGCAGTCCACGGCCTCGCTGGCCACCGGTGGGCGCAGCGCCGACAGGAGCATGGCTTACTCGCCCTCGCCTTCGGTCTGGCCTTCGGCAAGCTCACGCACCTGCTTGCGCAGGTCGTCGACCTTCTTGCGCTTGTCCAGATCGACGCCGAACTGTTCCTTGGCGAAGGTTTCGAGCTCGTCCTTGTTGGCTTCCGAGATCACGAAGGTGTCGCCGTCTTCGCCGTCCTGCGTTTCGGTCTCGCCGTCGGTGCGGTGCGTATCCATGCCGGCCTTGGCCTGCAACTCGGCAAGCTGGGCACGCAGCGCCTCGTTCTCGGCTTTCTGGTCGGCCAGCTCCTTGCTGTCGACCGGCGTGGTCGTCGGCGCCGTCACGTTGCGGGGCGGATTGGGTAGACGATGGGCCTTCGGCTTGATCGGCTTGGCGCCGCGCTTCTCGGCCATGGCCTGCGCTTCGTCGAGATCGGCCGCGGCGATCAGGTCGTTGCGACGGGCCAGCTCCTTGGTGAACGCAAAGATGCGCCCGTTGGTGCTGTGCACCAGATATTCGGGGGAACTCATAGAAAACTCCTGGAAAAGAAAAAGGGCGCCGAAGCGCCCTCTTTCCGATTGCGAACCCGAGGGTTCGGTTTAGCCCTTGGCCACTGCGCCGTGCGCGAGGTACTTGCCCTCGATCACGTCGTAGCCGAAGACGTTCAGGCCACGCACCAGACGACCGAAATCGTTCGGGTTCGGCAGCTCTTCCATCTCCGTCATCTGGCTCGCCCATGTGAGACCGGCCTTGTGACCAGCGACCACGTTGGTGACCAGCGCGCCGCCTGCGTCCGCGTCGTTTGCCATCGACAGGTTGTTGCTGTTGTACAGCGTGAAACGATCCATCTGTTACGCAGCGGCATTTAAGCCCCTGCTCTCCGGATTTCCCCGGAGTGTCGGACTATGTCATCACCCACGTGGGGTGTCGGGCGCTCGTGGAGGGGTTATTGGTTAGGTTCCTCACCCTCTAGTCTCTGCACCTTCGAACCTACTGCCCGGTTTAGTTTCCGGTGACCTTTCAGTTCGCTTGGCTCAAGATTAGCTTGCAGTAACGCGATCTTTTGGCAATAGAAAACAAACTCTTCCTGAGAAAAGCCGTTCTTCATCACGTTCACGTATTTGTTCAACCATTGCACATTGCCTTCCTCGTACGGCCTGTACGAGTCGATGCGATCCAGTGACGCGGCCTGAACTTGGCCGGCGCCCGTCCTGATTCGCTGCAATGTGTTCACATCCATTGTCGGATTACCCATCCCATCCCCTATGGTTGGGAAGACGATAGGCAAGCCACTTAATGCGCACCTCATGTCCTGCTGAACAGCCTTGTCCCACAGGTATTCGATGCTGACCGTAAACGGCACATTGCGACGGCGCGCAACGTTGCGAAAATAGTTGTAATACGATTTCGTTAAATTGCCAACGCCTTTGTGCTTCCCGAACGTGTTGCGGTTTTGAACTACAAAACGGCACCGTCGGCATTGTCGTTCTGCCCTGTAGTTCGTCTTACGAATCCGGTATTGGTATCCGCAATCAGGGCATTGAATTTCAAGCATTTTGCGATTGTTCTGCTTGAACTCGCCAACAATCTTCCAAAGACGATCTCTCATGGCATTATTCCTACATGGTCATATAGGCATAATACCACTGTTACTGTTTAGCCTCCCTTGAATTCACCCGATTTTCGACACTGATTGCTCAGTGAAGGATCAAAGGTTTAATCATGCCGACCCGGCCGTTACGCATGATCGAGGTGCCGTCACCCGCCAGACTTGCGTCCTTGAGATCCGACTTCTTGATCATGCCGCAGGCCCATGCCGGCAGGCCCAGCCAGCGGCCGGTCTGCGGAACGTTCTGCTCGTCCAGGACGCTACCCATATCGACGATGAAGTCGAGGATGTTGTCCTTGGTCAGACCAACCGGGGCGCCGGGAGCGCCGAGGTTGTAGCTGCCCGACAGCGCACCGGCGGTGGCGCCGGCGTTTTCGGCAGCGACATCGGCATAGATGGTGCTTAGCACGTCCTTGTCGATGACGATCTGCATCTGCTCGGTGGCGTCGTCGGTGAACTCGTCCATGAGCTGGATATCGGACTGGTAGGCCTCGATATCCTTGATTTCGAAGGCAAAGTATTTTGCCTTATCGATGTCGAGCTTGACGTTCGCGCTTTCCGGGCGCTGGTACTGCAGGTTCATGCCGATCTCGTAATCGTTGATCGCGAGGTTCGGCCGGGTGCGGATGATGACGCTATCACCCATCGTCGAGATCTGGCCTTCGTAATCCGTGTTCGCGATCTCGGCGAACATGGTGGTTGCGTAGAACTTGGTGACAAGCTTCCCTGCCCAAAGGGCCGGGATGAACTTACTGGTGCCGGTGCTGGAATAATCCGGCTGTCCGGCGGTACGAGTGGGACCAGCCATGGTGTGCTCCTTGAAGCAGGAGCGGCTGGCCGGGGCCGTTGGTTATTTGACGCGGCCCGCGGCTACAGCGCGCTCGATTTCTTGTTCGCGAGCACGCCAACCCTCAGGATCGTTACGCTGCCAGCGGCGGTTTTCATCGCTGTTGTAGTGCGCATCGATTTCTGCATTCGTGACCCACACCTCACCCTTAGGCGTCGTCTGCTGGGCAGCGGAACCGTTGGTGCGAGGCGGGACTTCACGTTGCCGGCGAGGGTCGTCGTGTTCGCCCTTGCTGGCCTTTCCCTTGAACTGCTTGAACAGATCGGCGACGGCGCGGGCGTTGCCCTGCCGCTGGTAGCCTTCGAGCAGCGTCTGACGCGATTGCTGCTGTGTGCCCTGATCCGTGTAGACCGGGACGGTCTCGGCGAGCCACTGGTGAAAGCGGGCGTCGTCGTTGATCGCCTCGTAATCCGGCACGGCATTGGCCAGGGTGTCCCAGAAGCGTTCTTCCTGGGACTTCGCTTGCGTCTGACGGACTTGCTCGAGGTCGTTACCGAATTCGCTACGCACCTTTTCGACCTTGCTGTCGGATAGCCGATCAGCGGTACGCAAGACGAGCTGCAAGGTGTCCTGGCCGAACTCTTCGAGCTCTTCTTCGGAGAAGTGCTCGGAAAGGTTGACCGGGGCATTGCGGCGCTGCTCCTGCAGAGACTGTTCCAACTCGGTCAACCGCTGCTCGTTGCGCTCGTTGCGCTCCTTGAGGTCGCGATTGGAATCCGCCAGTCGGCGGGTTTCCGCGTTGTACTTGCCCTGCAGGACGTGGAACCGCTGCTTGTAGTAGTCCTCGCCCTTGTCCTCCGGAGCCGGGTCATCACCGCGGGGCTCGTCCGACGACTCGGGATCGCGCGGTTGCGCGGCCGGGTCGTTCGGATCGCCCTGCGGGTCGTCCTCGGGATTCCGGGTGTCGTCCGGGGTGTAGCGTTGCCGATACAGTTCGTCGGCCTGCTCTTCTTGAGCACGCACGTTCTTGGGTAGACCAGTTGTCATATCTGCTCCTGAGCCGGTTTCCGGGGTTTGCCACGCGCACGCGCACGTCTGCTCACGCGCGGTGGCAAGCCGTTCATCGGGGTTCAGTGAATGCCCTTGCGGGCGGTGAACCGCTGAGCCTTTCGGGATTCAGCGGGGTTCGGGGCTAGGCCCCGTGTTCAGTTAAGTCGTTCGCGCGCGTTTAATTCGGCAGCGATGTCGCGGCGCGGGTCATCCATCTCGTCAGTGGTTAATGCTAGTGGCTGGCACGCGCAATTTTCAGCGGGCTCATGTGGCACCGCGATATTTCGGTGCACATAGACCAGGCGTCGATGCTGATGCACGGGCGACGGGAAACCCGAAAGCCATTCAGCCATGCGCTTGCTCGAACCGCTGCGCGATCTCGCGCGATTCGTCGATCTTCTTGAGCTGATCGACCAGACACTGCGCGCGGCCCTGGGTACGCCCGACCTGGACGCCCTCGGCGCTGCGCAGTGTGTCGTTCGTCTCGGCCAGCGACTGTTCGAGCCAGGCCACGTAGGTTTTGAACTCGGGTGTGTTCCGCAGCGAGGCCAGTGCCCGCGCGGTGGGCTGGTCGAGTTTTCTCATATCGTATCCACAAAAAAGCCGCCTCGATGGGCGGCTCTTTCTTCTGGGGTCACGGTTTTCCGTATTATACGCTACTGTGGGGGTTGTGCGGCAACAGTGTGATCGCACGCTCCGGTCCATGCGCGGTACTTGCCGTCCGGCGCCGGCGACGCCACATCCATACGCATGACGCCCTGGAACCAATGAGCCGACGCGTTGCACGACTCGCATTCACCGAGCGATCGCATCAGGCTGAACACCGCTCGAGCCATGACGCGCCCGCCACATTCGCTGCATACACCAATCTGTTTTTTCATCACTATTGCCTCATGCCACCCGTTGTTCCGGAATATCTAGCCCCATGGTTCGCTGAAACGCCCGCTCTTCCTCTTCCTTGAGCCAGCGCGCGGTGTCGAGCTTGAAGCGGCGATCCTGCTCCTTCTTCTTCATCTGCAGTTCGGCGAGCTTGCGCTTCGCTTCCTCGGCGGCCTTCTGCTGGTCGAATTCGAGCTGCTTGGCGTCCAGTTCGGCCTCGGGGTCACGCTGCTGGCTCTGGGCCTTCTCGCGCTGCTCGATCTCGTCGCGCTTGGGAATGATCTTGTCCGGGTCCATGTCGAGCGATTTGACGATCTCGCGCAACACCTCGGCGCGGCCGGTTGTGCCGATGATGCCCATATCGATCGGGTTGGCGGTGCGCTGCAGGAAGTCCTGCCGGCGCATCTGGGCCTGGTCCTTGATCAACAGCGCCGTGGCACCGCGGGCGACGACGCGGCAGTCGCCCTTGATGCTGGGGTCGGTGCCGAAGCGCATCTCGTCCATCCAAACTTTCTCGACCAGCGGGCGCATCACGCCGGCGTCGATATGACCGATGATCTTGCGGATGCCCTTGGCCGTGGCATCGAACAGCATTGACAGGCCGGATGCCGTGGAACCCGCCCCGCCGACCTTCTCGTTGCCGTAGGTATAGCGGGGAATCGCGCACTCGTCGTCGGCTCGCATCTCGAACTTCTCGAACACGGCCATCAGTTCGTTGGCGTTCGCACTGGGCTGGTAGAAGTCGATCGGGCGCGTGTTGCCGCTGACGGCCGCCGGGTCATAGCTGACCTGGTGAATCTTCCACGGGTAGAGGTTCGTGACTTCCTCGCCGTCGGCCATGGCATCGACATTCACGATCACCTGCGGGCCGCTACTGATCGCCAGGTTGTCGGCGAGGCTGCGGGCCACGCTGTTGCACATCTTCTCGGTATTGCGCACCAGGTACGGCAGCGCATCACCCCAGAACGCCCCGGGCCGGCGCCGGAAACACGCGGTCTGGTACGGGCGACGGCCGAACGGGTCGTCGTTGATCACGCAGCGGATGACTTCGTGGCCGATCAGAATCGCCTCCACGTCGTACTCACGCAGCGCATCGATCTTGCCGGTCATGCCCCACTGCATGAGGCTCAGGCCGCTGGCCTGGCCCCAGTAGTGCAGCGCATCGATCGTGCCGGGCTCGGAGGTCCACCAGTCTTCCTTGTTCTCGAGTTCGCGGCGCTCCTGCTCGGTCCAGATCCAGTGCTTGAGATGGCCGCTCACTTCGTCGCGCAGCACGCGGTCGATCGCCTCCTGGTCGTAACCGGTGCGATCGCGCATGCCATAAAGCTGCTTGCGGGACATGCGCATGCGTTCGATGAAATCGCCGTCTTCGCAGGTCTCGGCATCCGGGCTCGGGTAGCAGTCGAACGGGCTGACGCGCTCGACCTCGATCTGCAGCTCCTGTTTCACCGTCGGCTGCCAGCCGGCGCCCCATTCGATCTTCGGTTTGGTGCGATAGATCGGGCCCTTGAGCACGGCCGTGGGATAGGTGGTCACGTCCTCGATGAAGTCTTCGAGCGCCTTGCGCAGCCCGCCTTCTTCGAGAATGTCATGCAGCCTTAATGTCATGCCCTCGGCGCGCTCCTTGGCCGCGTCGGTCACGCGCTGCTTGACGTACTGCTCGACCTCTTTCAGCCGGGCCTGCAGTTCATGCGGCTGCGGCTGGCGGCCTTCCTGCTCGGCCTCGGCCTGTAGCTGCTGCTGCACGCCGCGGACCATCTCGCTGTAGACCGGCCCCGGAAGATCGGGCATCGGCGTGGGCTCGACGCCTACCGGCAGATCGTCGGCCGGCAGCAGCACGTCCTGCAGCCAGGCGGCCGCGGCGTTCTGCTTAGTGGACGCGATCATCATGTAGATCAGATTGCCGCCACCCTGAGATTCGATCAGCGCGCGTTCTTCCGGGCTGTATTCGCCCTTGATCTGGCGCAGGCAGGTCAATAGCTCGCGGTCCATCGTGGTGCGCGCCCGCTTGTTGCGGCTCCACGCCTGTTGAATCTGGGCGACCAACTGGCCGACGATCGGCTCGGGCATGTCATGCGCCAGATTCTCGCGCGCCTCGGCCTCTTCGGCGTCGAGCTGCTCGTTGTTCTTGACCATCAGTAGGCCGGCCATGGGTTACTCCTTAATCTCGCCAATTCGGGTATTGCAGACCACCGCTGAATGCGCCGTGGTTGATCAACAGGTTCAGGCCGTAATCGCAGGCCACGACCTGATCGCGAATCACGCCGTAGTTGTCCGGCTTAAAGTCGGTCAGCCATTCGGGCAGCTTGCGGCGCCTGTGGTTAGGCCGCATGGGCTGAACCCGATCCTGTATAAGCACGATGCCGCAGTCGCTGATATGGCGACACGGAGCAAGCCACTTGGCGTATTGAGTGCCTTCCAGGTCGCGCCATGTTTCCCACTCGATCACGTTCTGGAAGCTGCGCGCAGTCGTTTCGACCTTGATCACCTTGGTCGGGTCCATCGCATATTCGTAGACTTCGCGACCGATGCCTTCGCCGATCAGGTCGCCGCAGAACAGGCGCAGGAAATCAGTCGTGACCGAAGCGCTCCAGTCGCTGAATCGGCTCACGCCCATCGCACTTTCCTCACGGTCTTGGCCTTCGACCGGCGGTGCCCGGCCTGGAAATCACAGAACGTCATCGCCAGCGCCGAGGCATAGTCGGGACTGGCCAGGCCGCGCTCGCGCATCGACTTCACCGATTCGAGCACCATCTTCATGGTGGCCGTGAACCCGTATTCCGGGGCAGTCAGGTCGTTGTGTAGCTGCATATACCCGGCCGGCAGCGAGACATCGCCGTCCAGCCATTCGCGCATGC